AGTGATTTAATTTCTTGTGGCGCGCTACCCGTCACATAGGGATACACGGGTGGCAAATATTCCTGAAAGACTCTTGCGAGCAGTTGGAACTCAAGTTTTTGAGCATAGTGCAACCGTTTGTGAATAGCGCTCATCACCTTTGTGCCGCGTTCCAACAGCGCAACAGTTGTGCCAACGGGCATGGCTTGATTCATATCGCCTACGTTCATGTCTGCAATCGACGCAAAGCGTTTGCCGCTTTCAACGAGCAAGCCGAGTAAGGACATTAAAACATTTGAGGGTTCTTTGATCGGAAGGGGAATAAGATTTTCTCGTAGACTAGATCCAGTGGTGTCAATATCTCGGAACTCGCCGGGCTGGAGCGGTTCATCTTCATCGCGAATCCGCATGCCGCGTGCTTTGAAGCCTGCGGGTAGATTTGCCAAAGTCCCAGCGTCGATGAGCTGACGCAATATCGAAGTGCTGGCTTTCGACAAGCCGCCGATCATGTGGCTCAAGCCAAGTCCGTAAAAACCAAGCCCCGGCAAGAACTTGTATTGCACGAAATAATTAATTTTGTTTTTCAAAGGATCATCAGGTCGGTAGTTGCGACGAATTGATAACACTTTCTGTGACGGCTCATCAATTGTCACGATGTAGGGCAGCTTCAAACCCGTTGTTTTACCTGACTCATCCGTGTCCTCAAAATTTGGCAGATCAAGAACAGTATGCACTTCGAACACCGTGCGATCCCGCTCTTCCATGTAAGTCGGCGAGGTGCCTTCGATGTCATCAATTGTTTTCTCTATTTCATCTTGCGTGATGTTGCCGCCATCACCGGTCAGTTCAATATTCGCGTAGAAACCGCTTAACTGCTGTTTCTTGATTTCGTTTTTGCTCATCGAAAGAACATGAGTTACACGCTCTGCGCCACTCAAATCTGCAGCGTCATAGGGCACAATTAAATTTTCTGGCTCAATAAATTTAGATATTGCTCGATTTTGGCTTACGTCGTAATAAACTTTTTTGAAAGCACTGCCAGCTATCGGAAGATAGAACAAGAGCATGTCCAGTTCGGGGTCATAATCTTGCATCACGTTCATGATGTAAAAATTCATGAACTGCTGCACACGCTCGGCTTGTGCATCCACTTCTGCGGTGCGAGCTCCAATGACTTCGGTTTTGACTGGACCAGTGGCAGGCAACAACTCTTTGTATGCCTGAGCTTGAAACTGCGTCACACTTTCCGCCAAGATTGGGTGAATAACACCGCTTGATCCCTCAAACGGCTGCGAACGCATTTTCTCGAATTTCATGCCGAGATATTTAAGTCCGTCAATGTACGTTTCTTCCCAGTCTTTGCGGGATTCTTTGTCTGCCTTAATTGATCGAACGACGGAGCTTGCTAGATTAAGCAGTTCAGATGAAGTCAGTTCATCAACAAGATTCGCATCAAAATCTATTTGGGGAAGCTCCTCAACCTCATCGTCGAGAACAAGTTCTGACTCGGTAACTAGTATTTCAGCGGCATTTCTAAGTAGCTCTGCATCGGTGGGTTCAATTTCAACCTCGGTAATGCTGCCTGTGTCGATTACATCAGGATTGTTCTCAGTGCCTGTAATTGTATCAATTGCCATCAGTAATATACTCGTCTGTCTTTTCTGAGAAACTGAATTTCATCGGGATAATCAGTATCAAGCTGCAAAAACCCGCCCTGCCTAAACCGCATCAGCGCCATGGTCGCGCTATCGCAATAATCATCATGGTCGCCGAACGGGAAGCTCGCCATCTCTTCGACAACTTCTTCGGCAAACTGATCGTCCGTCGCCCACACCATACCAGATTCGAAAATTGGCGCAACTGAATTCATTCGAGCTACTTTATCTTGTCCTCGACTCGGCGCATAGCTTGTGACGGGGATACCCATTCTTCTCAATTCCTGCGTAAGCGGCGTGCCACTCGCTTTGGCTTCAATTAGAACGCAGTCAGGCTCCCAATATTTGTATTCGTCCCAAGCAAGTCTTTTCAGCTCTGGAAAGTCAAGTCGCAACCGTTTTGCGTCAAGTAAGATGATTTGATCTGTGCCGCCTTCCTCTGGCTGAAAAACCGCCCAAGTTGTAATTGCTGAATAATCAGCCGTTTCTTTTTTGCTGAAAGCCGTGTCATATGATTGAATGATGTAGCTATAGGGCGGTATGTCAGGAGACTCCCACATTTGCCACCACTCTCGCTTGACGATCGACCCTGACTCCGCCGTCGGTGTCTGCAGCCACTGGGCGTTCCATTTTGAAATCGGCAGAGACGCTTTTACTGACAAAAGCTCTTCTTTTTTCCAGAACTCAGGCCACAGCGGGTTGTCGGTTTCAGGCATGATCGCAGGGAACTCGATTAGATCCCATTGATCCGCGTGCTCTTCGCCTTGTCTTTTGATGACCTTGCCAACCAAATCTTTTGTGGACCATCGTGTCATGACGATGATGATGATCCCGCCCGGCTGCAATCGTTGTCGGGGTCCACTGGTGTACCACTCATAAGCGGCATCCATCGCGGTCGGAGACATGGCATCTTGTTCACTGTGCGGGTCATCGATAATCAAAAGATCGGCTCCGCGCCCAGTGATTGCACCACCAACCCCTGCGTAGAAACTTTCGCCATCTTGATTGGTGGTCCATCTTCCCGCGCTTTTGTTGTCGGCTTGCAGATACAAATCTGGGAATATTTCTTTGTATTTTTCACTATCAATTAAATTTCTGACCCGCCTGCCGAAGCGAACCGCAAGTTCTGCCGTATGCGTCGTCTGGATGATTTTTGAGTTACCTTTTAGCCCCATGTACCAAGCGGGAAAGAAGGTAGAGGCAAATTCCGATTTTGTGTGCCTCGGGGGCAAGCAAACAATCAACCGCTTCAGTTTGCCTTGGGCAATTTTGTTAAATTTCTCTGCGATGACTTTGTGGTGCCGACCTTGCACAAAGTCAGGCCACATATGGTTAATAAAAGCCATGAAGTCTTTTTGACATTTGTCACGCTTGACGAGCTCGTCATATTTATTCAGTAGAATGACAGCTTCAGATCTTTCTTGCATCGAAAGAACGTCAAGATCTTTCAACTCAAATGTGCTCCCACTCTTTGCCTTGCCATAGCAGAGCTTCTGCCGCGCGTCTTCTGACAAGCCCCTGCACCACTTCACCGCTCGCCCGATTCCATCTTCTGATTTCGGTTGGCACATCAGAGAATCGTTCTTCATTCACTCTCTTGAGAAGAGTCGATTCTCTGAGATTGGTTGGTCCAAGATTAAACGTCCAAGCCACTAACGCATCAAATTGATTTTGATCAAGCGGCACGTTCACATATTTATGCACATATTTTTCAAACTCAAACAAGTCCTCTACAAGCGTTTCCTCCGCCTGCTCTTGCGTGCAAGAATCACCCTCTTTCACGCCACGAGTGTGCCCAAATCCAAGCGTCCACACGTCAGCGCTGCACAAGTAGGATTCCAGTTTGCAGCCTTCAAATTTTTTTATAAGCGCAACACCTTCGGCACTAGTTTTCATGATTGAAGATCTCGAAGATAGCGTTTATTAACCTTCCATTTCCAATCAACACAAGTCGTGCTAACAACATATTTTTCCATCTCCGCCCAAAGCCTGCCGTTTTCTTTTTCATGCTCAACAAGCCAGATATGGCATTGTAACTCACTGTCAAAAGCGGCAACGCTAGTCTCTGTCATGCACACTGGTTTTTCGCCGTCTAGGTAACTGCAAATCAAAAATACTGCCGAATAAAAATTCATTGCGCTTCTTTTTTTATCTGGTCAGCGTTGAGCGCTGCAGACACATTGATATACGCTTCGTTCTTATCAGGCGTAGATTTGTCATCTGCTATGTAACGTCCTTTGCTGTCTCGCGCACGAACACGTTTAAACTCGCGCCCAAAAAATAGTTTTAAATGTTTTTCATATAGCCAACTAATCATCCTTTGCCAACTCCTCTCACGCGCTCGTAACTCCTACCGCCAGCCAATCCCAACATCCCAAGCAAAATTGGCATCATCACACCAGCGTCTGCTTGTGGTATGATTATTCCAAACCCTGCTGCAATTGGAGAAATTAAAAAATTGACCGCAAGAGCAAAAACACAAATATAACCGCACAGCGGTCTCCAGCTTGATTGAAACCAATTTCCCTTGGCATCAGCTTTCAAAACTTCTATTTGAGACATCATAATTTCCTGATGATGTCGCTCAGATAATGTAGCTATGTCATGAGCCAGCTTTGCTTTTTCATCGGCATCAGGGATAAACTTGTCAAGTAACCCTGCAACAGGTCCAATCAATGCTTGTAACATCCTATTCTCCTTTTCCCGCGTTCAAAAATTCCATGACCGCCATGAGCATGCTAAAAATAGAAGCAGTTGCTGTCATCATGTATTTAAACCATCGCACTACTTGCGACATTGTAGCATTTTCAAGTTGTTTCTTTTTTCTCTCCTGCCTAATTCTTTCCCGTTTACATTGTTTTTGGAATTCTAAAAAATCTTCCCAAAGTCCCGGCCTTCCAGCCAGTTTCATTGTTGTTCTTAGTTCTGCTTCTTTCTCTCTAAGTTTCTCCAACTCCATAAAATTTTGGAGAGCAGATCCCCGGCCTTTCTTATTTGATCGTCGAGCAAGAATCGACTTATTATTAAAATAATTTGCACACGAATCGGCACAAGCAGAAAGGTCTTTGCCATGCTTGACCGACTGAAGCATGACATCAATTGCTTTGTTTGCTGCTGCAATTTCTTCAAGCACACTATCGTCTACTCATAAACGCGGTTGCCCCAAAATACGCCGCTACTATAGAGGCTTGTGCGATATAAAACAAACCAAGCAGATCAGACAGGGCTTTGACTCTGCTATCGGGCATCATGGGGAGCATGAGAAAAATAGAAAACATGACCATGCTAATCATGGCAACCCAAGCCATGTTTCTTTGTGAATCTGCTTTTTCTTCGCGTAGTTCAAGCTCAACCATTTCCTGATGACGGCTCAACTCCTCATCAGTAACTTCGCCGTCCCCATCGAGGTCATACTTTGCATACTTACTGGTTTTTTGTAGTTTTTTTGGCATAACCCTGAATCTCGTTTTTCATCGGATCAACAAAAGCTGGTTTACAATACGCTAACACACTTTTGTAATTCTCTTCACGGCTCGACAAAACACGGGCTACATGAACACATTGTTTTTGATTAACCCAGTAGCTTGCGACCCTCTCGTCTTGTTCTGGTGCTAGTTGCACCATCAACGCAAATACGATGATTTCCATTAATTACCCTATCCATTTGAAAGCTGCCGTCACTGTGATAATAAACGGATACATGCTCCATAACATTAGCTCTAATTTGTCGAATCTTTTAGAACCAGACTCTAGGCGTTGTTCTATGGAAGAATATCGAAGCGCACATTCCTTCTCGTGAACCTCTATTTTTTGAATGGCTTCCTTGACGGTAGGCATGTTATTCTGTTGAAGGCCGTCTTTGATTTTGTTGGAGAAGGTTGAGTATAACTTTTGTATCTGCTTTAACATCTGACAGATCTTCTGCGGTGTTCTGTTGAATGATCTCGGAACGTGTCATCTGGTTTTGTAGTTGATTCACCTCATCCTCAATCTCGTCAACTTGTTCACTTAGCTCACTGATGTCCTCTGCGTTTTCCTGACTTTGCGCTTCAAGAGTAGTGTAACTTGCTATCAAACCTGCGCCGACTAACAAAGCAGGAGCGAGGTTTATAAGGCTAGACAACTTGATTTCCATTATTTTATTTCCTCCCAAGCTAAGTTAGATTCATTCCAATGATATAATTTTCCATCATTTGGATGAGCTACTGGAGCTTCCCAAAAACAAGATGTTTCATTCAAAATCCAACTAGGATAAGGTTTTGGTGCATAAAACGCATCTCTTACAGAGTCATAAGTATCTCCAATACCAGCATAATTTTTCCGTAAAGCTACACCACCATCAGCAGTATTTGAATTAGGTGCATAATGAACACCACCCCTAGTATTGTAGCTAGTCTGTACCCACGTTACGCCAGACTCTGATGGCAAAGAGTCAATAAAATTTTGATCTGCAACAATCACCGCTTCTACAATATTGTTCCTGACTTTAGCAAAATGACTCATAGGTGTTAAACATCTCCATTAGTAAAATTACCTGAAGAAGTAAAAGTATGATATGTTTTTCCACTATAAGAGGAAACTGTGCCTCCTGAAGCTGCTTGTGCCCCATCATACCTAATTATGACAATTCCTGAACCACCAGCACCTGACATTGTTCCTCCGTTAGATCCACCACCACCACCGCCACCACTTCCTGTATTGGCTGTTCCACTTGGATAGCCTACGTTATCTCTAGTTGAGCCACCACCGCCTGTACCGCCTTCTGGTTTTGGGTTTTGCCCTCCTGTTATACCTCCAGAACCACCACCCATATAATAACCGCTATCTGCACCTGTGCTTGTTGCAGTAGCCCAAGTAGAGTATGTATTTGTTCCATCACCACCATTACCTGCGGAATTTTCACTAGCATTTCCTCCTACTGCGCCAGCACCGCCGCCACCACCGCCACCTTTTCTTGTGGTATCAGTTGTTCCTGACCCACCATTATTACCTTGTCCAGAAGTTCCTGTTCCTACACTCCCTCCTGCTGCTGCACCTCCACCAGAGCCTCCAGATCCTCCAGCAGTTCCTCCTGTTCCACTACTTCCACCAGCACCTCCACCGCCTCCTACAGAATCGGTTGAAATTCCTGCAATTGTTGACGAAGACCCCTGAAGACCACTTGGTCTTGTATTTACATTTCCACCTCTAGCAGCACCACCAGCACCAACTGTAACTGAGATTGCATCAGATCCTGAAATAGTAGCTGTTCCAGTTACATGACCACCAGCACCTCCACCTCCGGGCTGATAATCATTAGTTGCTGCACTACCACCACTTCCTCCAGCAGCAATACATAGAAATTCAATATCAAGAGGGGCTGGCCCTCTACTTGGAAAAGCTCCAAAACCTAAAACATTAAATCCAAATCCTGACATTATTTTACCCTATGCATCGTTAGCAGCATCTGTTGTAAAGAATAACTTTATGCCTAACAGCCTTGCGTCACCTGACTGACTATCTGCTGAAACATCTCTCATGATCTGAAAATATGTCATGGTATCAGCCGCTGCATTCGCAATGGTGACAGCACCTGATTCTGCTGAAACAGTCATATCATTTGATGTACCAGAAAACGCTTTTGCAGTCGCAACTACGTTTGTGCCAAATGCTGTATTAATCGAAGCATCGTCAGCCATAGAACCACCCGATAAACCCCATGCAACAGTGCCTGTGTTTGTTCCAGTGACTGTCCAAAACGCTTGAAATGTTACTGTTCCTTCGTTCCAAGACTTTGGAAAACATACAGTAAACTGGGCGTTTTCATCAGACGAAGCATCAAAATCTAAACATTTAAGTTCGGGGCCATTTGATAATTCAACTTGTGCTAAAGCAGCACATCCAGCCGTTGTGTTAGGATACATAGCTGCTGCTGGAACATAGATTGTTTCTTTACCAACTAGTTTTGCTGTTGAAAAACTTAAAACACCAGACCCATCTGTTATCAACGCCTGAGATGCATCACCATCAGAACTAGGTAATGTTAGCGTTATATCTGAGGTGCTTGCTGGACCTATAAGTGTTACTTTATTTGTACCATTGTCGCTGTCTTCAAAAAATTCTAAAAACCCTGCGCTTGTTGCACCGTTCTTTAACTGTAGTCCTGCGTTTACTACGGGGGTTGTAATTGTTGGTGTCGTAAGCGTTTTGTTTGTCAACGTCTGAGTCGCAGCAATCCCAGCTAAAGTGTCTGTGACTGCTGGAAGCGTTAAAGTTTTGTTGCCATCAAAAGCTGAGTGTGCGGGTGCTTGAAGCTGTGCGTAATGAGCGTTTGAGCTTTCACAATAAAACTTAATCGTCGATTGTGTTCCGCCGTTTTTTAGTGCAATGTCGCCTTGACTGATTTCTACACCATTTGTTGATCCACCCGCCACACCAAGTGTTCCAGCGATGGTGACGTTGGTTGTCCCCGTAGGTATTTCAAGAACGTCAGCATCTGCATCGTTCTTGATCGTGACATCGTTGGTCGAGCCTTGACCTGTCAAAATAAGACCTTCCGCTGATGTGAAACCCATCGCAGCGTTGTCACCAGCAGATGTATCGCCAGTTGCTTCAACGGTTGAGCCTGTGATAACGCCACTAGAGGTAATAGCGCCAGAAGCAGTAAGTGCAGCGATCGTCGTGGTGCCTGTAAGATCCAGATCGACAGTTGCTTCAACAACAGCGGCACCAGATCCTGCGCCATCCAGATAAACAATTTTGACACCGCCGTTTGGAATATTTACCGTTGCGCCACTGCCCTGTTTAATTGTAATAATTTGTGAGCCGCTTGTTGCGTTCTCTATAATCATTACCCGACTCATGGTGTTTGGCGCAATCGTCAACTCGCGTGTTGCCGTAAGCGAGGCTCCAGAGGTAACTTTGTAGTATAAAGATCGTGCGGGGTCCGTTGATCCATCTGCCACAGTGGTGGTCGCGTTAGCATCTGAGCTAAAAGCTGCTTCGGTGCCATAACTCAACGCTTGCCCGATTAGCTCTAAATTTGTATTCGTAGTTTGGCCCCAAGTCCCGGAACCCTCGCCATCAGCGAGCTCGGTAAGCCTTAAATCATTTACATAAGTAGCCATAATCTTCTCCGACTAAACAGTCAAAATTTCTTCATAATTTGCGGTCTGACTCGTATCAATTTCTTGATATATATTGATAAATCCGACCGCCGAGGTCAACCCGAATCCAGAAATTGACACGTTGGGGGATAGGGTAACCGATAGAGTGCCGTTTGAAAAGGTGGAACCGAAGCCAGTGAGCGAGACGGAGACGTTTTCGACCCCAGAAACCGTCAAAGCGCCCAGCCCACTCGTGATAACTTGACTGGGCGGCGTGATCGTATCCGCTGAGTTCCACGGGCCAGAGCCCCAAGTGCCGCGACCCCAGCCGTTTAACCCCGTGTTGGACATTTATGCAGCCTCGTGCATTCCTTGATATTGGCGCGCTAAAATACGGCGCACCCTCGAATACGTCATTTCAGCGCCATTGTGCAGCGAATTGACTTGCGTTGCAATTTTTTTGCAGCCTAGCTTTCGCTTGTGCAGGCGACGAATTGTCTCGATGATTTCGAGCTGCTCGGGGATTGGCACCAGCTTGACACGTTTCTTGTTGCCATGCATTTCGATTTTACGCTCATAGCCATAGGGCACGCCGCCGCCGATGTGATACCCGCGCTCTGCCCAGTCGAGCTTTCCATCGTCAAAGCGATCGCAGATGTTCGCGTGCTCGATTTCGGCAACAGCAGACAGCACCATCAGCATGATTTGATTTGCCATTTCGTTCATGTCAAATCGTGAGCGCAGCCCCTTTTTCTCCACTTTTTTAGGGTACACAATCGGCATTTCGCCAAATTGCTCGCAAAAAAACAAGGTGATGCCGATGTCCTGCAGCGTTGGAATGATCTGCAAAAGATCAGAGGTGCTGCGAGAAAGTCGGTCCAGTTTTGTGCAAATGACAACGTCGTAGCGATCAATTACATCGGTTAGCGCTTTTGAGCCGGGCCGTTCGAGCAACGCTTTCGTGCCGGAAACGCCGTCGTCAATGAAAAACTCAGTCACCTCACGGTTGTACTTTTCCTTGACAAACTTTTTGATTTTGCGCTTCTGAACCTTGAGGGACACGCCGCTTTTAACTTGCTCGCGGGTAGACACGCGCAGATAGCCATAGATGTTGTTCAACTGATTAACGGGAGTAACCATCACTGAATGCCTCCTTTGAAACCATGGGCAAGCAGTTTTTCATGCAGATCTTTCCAGTTGATGATAAGCGAAGCTGGAATACCGCCCTGTGAGTGATCAACTGAATCGCTCGCAAGAACATTGCCTTTCTTGTCAATTAACTCAATCCCATATACGGCGCGCGCGAGTGGCTCACCATCGTACTTCATGGCGATATCATATTTAATGCATGTTCGCCTGACCCGATTATAGTAACGCTTTCTCTCTGTCGCTGTCACGCCTCACCTCCCCTTTTGTCGAGCCACAAACTGCCAGTTTCAAGCTGATTATCCATTAGTTGTTGGTAGTCGTGATACCGCCTGATGATAATATTCAACGCTTGATTCTCGTCAATGCTGACGCCCAACCTATCCCCGATCTTCTGCTGCAGCACTTTCAAACGATTCTGATTTGCAACAGAACAAATTATTCTGAGCACGGTGGTATCAGGATCTTCAACAGCCTCTGCTTCTTCCATTTTTCTCTCTCCTGCTTTTTTTATGAATGAGATGCGATTTTGACACAGTTCCGTGTCAGTGTACAGTCTTTTGCACAAAATAAATTAAATTATTTTAATGCCACAGTGTATAAAGTGTTGCATACGGACACGGAATGTGTATAATGACTACTGTAACTAACCAAAAAGGAGAAGGAAATGCAGGATAGAAAGAAGTTTTTAGACAAGGTCACCAAGCTGCTTGCCATGGCGAAAGACAAAGCGGCGAACGAGACCGAAGCGGCGACAGCACTGAGGCAGGCTGAATCCCTCATGCGAAAGCATGACATCAATTTTGCCGAGGTCGAGGCGAACACACTGAAGAGCGATGACCTTCAGCGCGCTGAAACTGAGGAGGCGCGGAACTCAAAGTGGGTATGGAACATGGCATGGGCGGCGGCATACCTGACGAGCACGTTGCCAACCAAGCGACGCGGCAAGATTCAGTTCTGCGGCACGCGGCTCGACTGTGAAGTTGCCTTGCTGTACTTCGACTACTTGGTTGGTGTTGGAGATCGACTAGCTCGCAATTATCAGGGTTGCATCCGTGAGCAAGTCAACTTCGGCATCTCGCTTCGTTCACAGCGCAACGCTTTCAAGATGGGGGTGGCGCAATCGATCGTCGAACGCGCCAAAAAGATCAAGGCAGAGCGTGAAGCTGCAATTCGTAGTGCGAGCCAGTCGAGTGGCAAAGACTTGGTGGTCATGAAAGACAAGATGATCAAGGCGCAGTTCGGTTTGGTTTACAGAACTGCCAGCGCCTCTCGCTTTTACAGCGACAACGGCATGAGCGACGGCATCTTGGCAGGCCGCAAGGTATCGCTCAACTCGCAAGTCACTAACACGCAGCGCGCAGCGCTTGCATAAATTTACCGATGAAAGCCCCCGCTCAGGGGGCTAGGGAGAGAGAAATGAAAGTACCTAACCGCATCACCCCCGCTTACCTTGAGTCGAAAGGCTATGAGTTGCGGGAAGTTTACGCCGACGGGCTTCGAACCGTGTTGGTGACAAAGGTCGGTCGAAAGCACGTCAAAGCCTACTGCTTCAAGCAGTTTCTCAACAAGAGCAGCAGCCTGTGGCGTCCGATCAAGCTCACGCTCAACGAGTACCGTCGCGCGCGCAAGTATCAATTCATCAAGCGCAAGTGGAGGATAGCGGCATGAAGCAAGATGATCTTGAACGAATGGCAGGGAGAGCGGTGGATGCCGTTCTCATCCTGCTCGGAATGCCAGTCCTTGTTGCACTGGCTATTTTGATTATGGCTTGCGCATAGGGTGTGTCATGGGATTTGAAAACCACGAAGACGACGGCGAGATACTTGACGCAGCTAAGATATTGTTTCGCAAAAATCAAGTTTTTTCAAGCCTCAAAAAAGTTTGTCCATCCGCGATTGACACCAAAATTAAAAGGCGTCATGCCGCAATTCATCTCGACAAGATGAGAAACTTTTTTAACGCTACCGAAAAATATTTTGTTAGAGAAGACATGGTGAAACAAGCGACACGAGACATTATGAAAAAATGTTTGGTCTGCTGTGGCGAATGTGTAAGTAAACTGGATAGCGAAATAGACAGCGAAACGCCCATGTTTGATGCTAACTTAATATTAGAGGATGCCGTTGACACACTGGGAGAATTTCAATGGGGTCAGCACATGCCTCATGGCAATATGTTCTTTGAGCTACCCGTAGCGCCCATGGATTTTTTACTGCGAAGCCTCTGGCGAGATGCTGGCAGAGACTGGACAGACTATCCACAGTTTGTTGAGCAGCCGAGTGCAGAAGAAATTCATCGAATTGGCAGTTTTTGCAGTGGCGATGGTTACCGAATTAGCAAAGTTGGAGTGCTCGTGATCAGAGACTTGCCGTTTTACCTGAAGGAGGGGGGAGATGCACACCACAGGGGTATTAGTTATTTTTTTGTGTGCCAACTAACCGACAAGCTCGTCGCTCCCTCTACAAATGATTTTCCATACCCCAAAGCCTGTAAATGGTATGTTCCAGAATGGGGCATCACTTTTTCACCGGGTCTTGATGCAGATAAATTTAAGGGATTGCAGAAGGATCAATACAAAAGACTTTCGATTGAAGATCGAGGATCAGAACTGCAACATGGTCTTTTCGGCCTGCCTGTAAAACAGCAAAGCATTAGCAAGAAAGCCTTTGTTTTAGCGGAAAAAATGTTCTCGCAATCAAGCGTCACAGCGATGCTTGACTTCAATAACCATCGATATGATATGGCTAAAGACAACTTCTTCGGTATTACGATAGCTGTCGTGAACAAACTTCTAGCGCAGCTAAACTTTTCGCGCCTCGTCGAGTATCAACATTCGACGAGCAGTCAAAAGTCAAGCAGTAAACGCAAGAAGCGCGGCACTGTTGTCACGCAGCCAAGCGATGAGACACGGTACAAAACAATTTATCTACCTAAAGACTCTTCATCAGTGGTGCGACCGAGCGAGAAAAAAGAAAGTAATGCTCACAACCGCAAAGCTTTTAAGGTAGATGGGCACACAAGATGCTATCCGACTGATGTCACGAATTGCAAGCGAGATCACTCTCCCAACAACCCGCGATATGTGAAGTGCGGGTGGTGCAAAAAACATCAGCGATACTGTCACACGATTTTCGTGAAGGATCAGGTGAGGGGCAATCCGAAGCTCGGTTGGATG